CGTAGCTGCCGTTATTCCAAAATGCGCCTGCACCGTGCTTTACGGCTTGCCTAATCCATTCATCCATGCCGGCACGAGGGCCTGCAGCTGCACCGTCACTGTTGCCTGTGTAAGGCTTAGACCCGATGACGTTAGGAAGTGCTGGTAGTGCTGCCATCGGCAGGCTTTCGTTTTAGGCCGTTGGCGGCTACAAGGCCAGACAACGTGCCAGTCATAAATACTGTAAGAGTAGATAGCAAGTCAATAAATTGTGCGTCATTAGGTGATTGCTCTAAAGGCTGCGTGACAAATAGCAAGCCGTAAACAAAACCAATTACGGTGATTGCAAATGTGACTGCAATAGTGCAGCCAACAAACACGATCATGCGCGCGTGTAGGTAATCTATTTCTGATTTTTCTTTAGCCATTACTTAACCTTTCGCATTGGGCAATAGTGTCGCAACGTGTTAGCGCGCTGTTACGTACTTTTTGCGGTGCGTTAGTTCGTGTTGTTTCGCAGGCGGTCAGGGCAAGTGCAAGCATCACACTAGCCAAGTAGTAGCGCGGCTTCATCGGCTGTTATTCCTAGCCTGTCAAGTACGGCTTTTTTTGCTGTGGCTTTATCGGCTGCGGCTGTGGCTTGTGCTTTGGCTTCATCTGCTGCAATTTTAGCCCATGCTTCGTGTGCTGTTTGTTCTGCTTCGGTCATGTCGCGTTCTACGCCGTTATCATTTGTTCGCATTGTCATACCGTCTTTGAGTATCCGTAAATTGTGTAACTGCCTGTAGTAGTTCCTGATGCAACCAAAAACTTTATTCCGTCAAACGCTGTGCTGGCTGACTGGTTGCCAAAACGGTTTTCTACCGATGGGCTTGTATATGCACCAGCACTTTTTGCGTTGAGTGCAACAAAATTAGTTGGTTCGGCAAGTTGCACACCGCTTATATCTATCGTGCATAAAGAAAAAAATGAACCAGCAGAACTGTCTGCGATAATTGCTGATGTTTGCGATGCAGAACGACTTGCTGATGCTGTTGAGTCTTGTCCTCGTAGTTGTTGAACATTGTAATTACTAGCGGTGTAAGAACTTGCAACGCCGAATTGCATACCTAAATCTGACGCGGTAGTTGTAAAACGAATAAGTATTCGATAATTCGTGTAAGTGCTAGTAAAAACGCTGTCAGCCGTAACACTTGCAACCGCACTAAACGCTGTTTCGGCTTTAACACAAACAAGACCGCTAGGCGATGCAGGCCCAACAGTAGCCCACGCCGCGCCCGTGTAATACTGCACAACATCACTAGCCTCGATGTAACACAACTGGCCCTCTGCCAATACTTTGTTGCTGCCACCAAACGCTGCATCACGCGTAACGGTTGTTGCAAATACAGGTACGCCAGTCGCGGCGCTTATGTTTTGTTGTGCTGCCGTAAGCACACTGTTTGCCACAAATAGTGGTACTGAGGTTTGCGCGTTTGCTCCCATAATTAGACTTTACCTTAACCAAGCGCGTTGGTGGTAGATAGCACACCAAACGTAATGTCATCTAAAATGAACTGATCGAGGATGACCGTTGGCGATGTCCACAGGGTCATGCGGTGGCCTGTGTTCATGTCAATAACGTGATCTATGCCCTCAACGCTTAAGTCTTGGTTGACGCTTAATGGTGTGCCGGATGGAAAGGTTTTAGTAATTGATACGGTTTGCCCAATTTCTATTGGTGCTAACGCCGTTTTTTGGGCATCAGTCAAGCTAGCAAATGTGGTTGACACACTGGTAAAACGTGGGCGCGGTATTGGGTAGAGCAGGTAACTGGCAAGCGTGGCAGCTTGCGCGTTGGTTGAGAGCAGGCTGTCTGTGATTGCTTCTGTTTGCGTAAAGTACTGTGCAATTGACGCAGGGTTGCTGGCGTTTTGTAGCGTGCCGCCAGACTCAATAGTGACATCAGCATTGTTAATAACTGACTGTTGGTCAAACTCTACAAACACCGCGTCATACGGTGTGGCTGTGCCGGTGTCATCAAATGTGGCTGTTGGCGCGGCCAGTGTTGTGCCTATGCGCTGTTGCGCCGTAAGCACGTTTTCTCGATCACAGAAAATACGGCCCTGTTCAGCTTGCTGGATGCGGTTTATGTAGGCGTTTACGTTTGTGCCGCTAGCGATGGTGTAAGCGCCCAGCGTGGCTGTAGGCGTGGCGGTCAAGGATGTAGCGCCTGTGTACGTTGCAGCGCTTAAAACGGCTGTAATGCGCGCTGATGAGGTTTGGCTGGTGGTCACCGTTTCAGGCAAAAAGCCTTGCGAAAGCACATAAGTGTTGTCGGCAGCAAAAATGCTGTAGGTGGTCATTCCAGCCATGTTGTAAGTCTGATTAAACGTAGTCACCACACCAGTAAACAAGTACTCGCCGTTGCGACTTAGCCTGATTGGGCGCAATGGCGCTAGACCCGGCTGATCTGTCAACGTATTGTAATAAACGCTAGATGTGTTTAACGGGTCATAATCACGGTTGCCTACTGGCACGCTAATTGACACAGACATTGTGCCGGGCCCAAACACGTCTAACGGTTTGTGACGGCCTCGACTAATGGTAATTAACTGTGCGACACCTGTAATGTCGTTAAAGTCCTCGCCGTTGCCGTCAAGCACGTCAGGGCCGTTAAGTGTTGACTGGTCTAAATAAAATGCTTCACCGTCATAACCGCTTGACAGCTCTAGCAGATATGTGCCACCAGTAATTACAGTTGAGCCCGGCATGATTAGATCGTTGCAAAGTTGACGGGGCCGTAAACCTGCTGGTATTGGGCTATTGCGTCAACCACAGATTTGCCAATTTCGGCGCTAGTAGAAATGCCACCAAAAATGTTAATGCTAAAACCGCCTTGCACGTCAACACCGCCACCAAACTTGTTGCCGCTTGCACCTGCTTTATAGCCGGGCCCTTGACTGCCTTTAGACATCCCACCGCCACCGCCACTAGACGATGGTGCTAAAGCCAATGGTGCTGTTGGTGCTGGCATAGCCGGCATACTTGCAAGCACTTGACCAACACCGCCCTCACGCGCTGCACCAGAGCCAACCGCCGCTGCACCACCGCCGCCACCTATTCTGCCTAAGTCAAGTGACGGCAATGACGGTATGTCGCTAAACGGGTTAATCAAGTTCATGCCTCGAATAATTAAGTTAATTGCTGAGATGTAAGCGTTAGCAAAAGTCTCAAAACCACTGATTAGGCCGTTAAGCACACTGTTAACAATGTTGCGAAATGTCTCAAAAGTTTTGTACGCGTAAACAACGCCAACAACTAGCGCTGCAATGCCTGCCGCAATTGCTGAAAACGGGTTGAGCGCCATTGCAAAGTTGACTGCCAAGATTGCCACAGAGATTGCGGTGATTGCGGCGGCAATAGCCAAAAATGCTTGTGGGTTGTTTTGTGCCCAATCAGCAAACTTTTGCAAGATCGGTAACACTTTTTCTACGATTGGCAACAACGCTGCACCAATTGATTCTGTAGTTTCGTCTAGCGAGTTTTTTAGTATCTTAAACTTGCCTGCAGCAGTGTTGGCTGCGGTTGCGGCTGCACCACCAAACGTGCCGCCCAGCACGTTCATTACCTCATCGAGTGACGCGCCGTCTTTAATCATGGCTTTAATTTCTGGTGACAGCGCTTGTAGGCCTTTCATGTTGCCGCCATACGCCTTAGCCAGCGCCTCAGAAACCTCAGCAAGCGACTTGTTAGACCCAATAGCAATATCTTGTGCAAGCGACAATGCGTCTGTTGCTGTAGCAATGTCCTTTGTGCCAGTGACTAACACGGCCAAAGCCGGCCTAAGTTCACTGTCCGCCGTGCCGGTAGCCCTCGACATAGCGCTGATCATGTCCTCAGTTGCTTTAACCTGTTTTTCTGTTGCGCCAGTGACATTGCCTAAAGTCAACGCAAGTTGTGCAGCCTGTGCCTCATCCTCTGCAGCTGCAGCCACCGCAGCACCAAGAGCAGCAGTGACCGCACCTAGCGCGGCAGCGGCAGGAATGGCAGCCTTTTTAATAGCAAACTGTGCTTTCTCGCCTACGGTTTCTAGTTGCTTAAACTCTTTGATGGCTTTGTCAATGCCCTTGCCGTCAAACTCTGAGATGATTGGAATAGACAGCATTACATTGCCTGCCTAACTGTTCGCGCCGTGTCTAATATCATCTTTTCCATTTCACCCTCAACACCTCTACGCGCTTTATACACAGCAGGGCCAATTAGTCGAGTGCGACCAGCGCCAACAAAACCTAACTGATCGCCTAAACGGTTTGCGTTAGCGCGGCCTGCAGTCTCAAAGATCGCTGTTGCAGGGTCTTTTTGCTCAATCAAGATTACGCCTACAGCATTGCGCCGGGTGTCAATACGCAACTTGACACCGCTTTTTGCTTTAGCCACGCTAAACGGAAACAACTGACGGCCTCGACTATTCCACTTATATGCCATACCAGACAACGGCACTTGCGTGTACACGTCTTTTGCAGCGTTAATTGCTGGCTGTGCAATCTCGTTGGCTTTTGCTCTAAAGTCTTTTTGCAG